TACAATAAAAAGCCTATGTCCTTACGAAAAGGTATAGGCTTTTGTCAACAATCTGAAAGCACTTTTTAAAGTGCTTGTTGAATAATAATTCATAGAATCGTTGTTAAACATATTAATCCTTTTTCTGGATTAACCCCTTACCTTTAAAATGGTAAATAAGTTAATCTTCCTTTCTCCTCTAACCGCCCTTATCTTCTCATATTTTCACCTATATTACTACATTTTATTTTGTAAAATTTTAAAAAATATTCCATTTTATATGCCACTGCACCAAAGTTTTATGCCACAGATTCATAAATTCTTTTCCTTATTATTATATAGGCATACAAAAAAGCCTCCTGCTGGCATGGAGACTTTTCTGCTATAAAGAATATCTTTTTAGGAAAGGGCGTGTCACAATTAACACATCAATAATATAACATCTAAATTAAATGATTTGTTAAAAAACAAAAAAAACCATACCTGATGTGGATGAGGTATGGAATCGTTTTGGTGACAATTTCTAGAAAGGGGAATTTTTAGCGATTGTCACATTTTGTTGTTGTTTGCTAGTGCCACAAAGAGAAATGTTAAGATTCAATTACACGTCTGCAATTTGCACTACACCAAAGAGAGCTTAGGCCTTTATCACTCTACTTTTCCTAGCAACATGATTATATCACATAAATGCATAAGCCACTAAAAAAGCCCTGATAAACAGAGCCACCATAGATTAACATCAAATTTATATATTAACCTTAAACCTATTCAATTATAGCATAAAAAAAGAACCTACGCATTACACGTAGGCTCAATTTAGTCATTAAAATTAGTCATTAAGAATATAGTATAGTTCAACTTTTATGTCATTTTTTGATTTTTTGAATCAATTTACGTACATTTTGTACACTTTTGTGTCATATTCTAATACTTTGACACTTATTTTATTAAATTTTAAGCAAATCTTCCATATGGATTGGTATTGTATCCTTTTGAATTAAGCACGCCAGCTTTCATCCATCTTCTTTCGCCAGTTGATGCACTGATCCAACTAATCCAAACGAATCCTTCACGTTTTACATATCCATTGTATCGAACGGACATTCCTTGACTGTAATACAGTCCTGTATCAATTCCTTTTTCAGTAGGTGCTTTTCTGATCTTCAAAGTAGTGTTTGGATAGAATGTAGCATTTTCTCTAATAAAGTCAGAAGGAACACTGTTTAATACAGTCGGTGTTGATTGAGCACCACCTCCAGGAATATGAGGGTCTGAATCAATACATGTGTCATTTGTCCATCCAATCGCTACCCCATTACGATCTACACGATACGGATATTTAGCACCTTTAATCACTCGTCCGATTGTTCCGTTCCAATCGCCTTTATAAACTTTACCTGTGCCATAGCAATTTACACTTAATGTATTTGTGCAAATTGGCAAGCCTACCGAATATTTTTCACCACTTGGCGCACTTGGCTGTGTTGGTGCTACAGTCTGACCATCTAATCTAGCATTTACTTCTTGTGCTAACTGTGGCATTTTCGAATGCAAATAAGGACCAGGACAAGATGTAGCTGCAAACATTCTATGTTCAGTTAAGCTTCCATTCGCATTACCAGTGTAATTCAATCTAAATCCATATCGTTTACAAATATCAACGCATAGATTTACCAATGCATTCCAAGCTTTTGATGAGATAGTCCAATAAGGCGCACATGTTTCATTTGCAACTTCAATTGTAATCGCTTGGCAATCATTGTAGTAGTTGCTTGATGTCCACGCTCTATTTTCTTCGTCTACGTTACATACGATTGTACCGTCTGAACCAATACAATAGTTTGCGCTAGCCATTCTTCCTTCAACTTGGAAAGATTGAGCACATCTTTCAGCGCTCCACTGACAAGCCATGTGATGAGGTGTGATTTTACAGACCTTGTAACCACCTCTACCACGCATATAGTTATCTGTACTAGCAGGAATATATTTATTTGTTAAGCTTGAGTATGACATTCATCTTCACCTTCTTCTTTTCCGTTTGATAGCTCTGATTGAGCTTCTTCTGATAATTCTTCAAATTTTACTTCTTTTTCTTCCATGATTCTGTTCTCCTAATTCTTCTCGACTAAAAAGTCCTGAATTTCCTTTCGTGTAGCCTTTAGGCTTTCTTTATCATCTTCCGATAACATTCCATCAAGGATGGCCATGTTTGCTTTTAACATTAAGTCACCTCTTTTTTTATCCTCTTCTAACCGTTCATCGTGGTCAGACAGAATGCGAGCGTGTTCTTCTAATTTCCGATTAATTCCCTCTTGATTTAGAGTAATCTTTTCCAACGAGTTCAAGCGTTCATTATCCTTGTGCAATAATTCATCATGCCTTTGAACTTTAGCTTTTAAATCATCACTTGGCTTTTTTAATTCTTTGATAATCTTCACAACTCCCCAAATGGATGCTATGAATCCACAAATCCATACAATCTGTTGGCTTGTAACTACAAAGTCCATGCAAGCCACCTACTTTATTTTTCTTCAGTAGTGCCTTCAACAAACCTTGTGAAAGCTTGGTGCATACCTGTACTAGCTAACCCCATCAACGCACCATAAACCGCATTTTCAATTGACAATCCACTGACTGCTAGGTTAAGTACTAATCCAACGAATGCAAGTACTGTAGGAATGTACTTGTTTGGAAAGCTTTCAAAAGATGTTTTCAAAATATAACCAACAATCAAGCAAGCCACTACAACCACTAAAACAAAATATTTACTTAATTCTGCAAAATCAATCATCTTTTATTCCTCCTATAATTTAGTTACATTCAACATCACATAACCATCTTTGAATCCATCGTTAGTTGTGATGCTGCGAATCTGTGTCATTCTAAATAAACCTGTATCCGTTTCTTTTCCTTCGTCTAACGATACTTGTTTGAATAACACATAATCTTGTTCATTGATTTGCTTATCAGTCAAATCAAGAATAATAAAATCGTGTTCTTGGAAAAAGTTCCATAATTTAGTATTTAAATTGATTTCATGTGTTTTAACCATATAAAATCCTCCTATTAATATAAAAAAGCGAGGTAAAACAAAAATGCTATATTCTGACAAATTAACATCCTGGTTAAAGGAAAAGAAAATCTATCTAAAATACAGCACTTACACAAATTATTGTAATGTGATCCACAATCACATTATGCCAAAACTTGGCAATTATCAGATTGAAGATTTGAATAACGATATTTTACAAGAGTTTATTCTTCAAAAACTTGAAAACGGCCGTAAAGACGGAAAAGGTGGTATATCATTCAAATATGCCAAAGACATTATTCAAATTTTAAAATTTACACTTCCATTCAAAGTCGATATTCAACTACCATACCATCCTTCTAAGGCGGTAGAGATTTTTGAAAAAGAAAATCAAATAACATTGATTAATCACCTCCAATCTGAGATTAATTGTAAAAACTTTGGAATCCTTTTATGTATACATACAGGAATACGCATAGGTGAACTGTGCGCTCTTAAATGGTCTGACATAAATGTACAGACTAAGCTTTTAAATATAAACAAAACCATGATACGAACATACACAAAAGAAGATGGTAGCCATCTTTCAATAACACCACCTAAATCACGTTCCAGTGTTCGAATGATTCCATTGAATACATGGATAATGCACTATGCAATCCTTCTTCAAGGCGAAGAAGATAACTATGTATTAACAAATCGAGATAAACCTCACAATAACGTGCAACCATATATAGTTGTCTATTTTTGGAGAAGGACTGCATAATTAAGCGGTTCTTCGCCAAAAGAAAACTGTAATATAAGGCGGTATATTGTTATGATATCCGTCTCCACCGGCTTTAGATACATCAAAGCCATAACTATTTGAGCCTTGAAGAATAGGCTTGTTAGCTGCAAACGGAGATGAAACTTGAGCTGTTTGACCACCTCTTGCATATAGTTTATGACTGTGCGAAGGCATTTCATCTACAGTCAACTTGTGCTTGTATTCACCGCCTGTATTATTAGCAGTAAATGTCATACTTGTACTACCATCATTGCCAGTGCCTTCACCGATTAAAGTACGCCCTTGCCCAAATTGTTCCCAAGTACCACCTAAAAAGTTACCAGGATTATTGTTGTCGTATGTGATATAAACCGCACCCACCGGATATATTACACTTAATATTTTTGCTAAATCACGATACATAACAGTACTGCCATTAGCAACTAATAACTTATCAGATGATGTGTTTTCTTTGACCGAATTAATTGCTAGATCACCATTGATCGTTAATGTATTTGCACTGTTACCATCTTGGCCGAAGAAAGTTAATGACTTTCCATCTTTACCGAAGTTTATCAATGTGTAAGTTGGTGTTACAGTTACGATTTGCCAAGAGTAATCACTCATAAATGAATCCTTAACACCGAATGCAATTTCATAGGTTGAAGTCGTTGAGGTAAATAAGTTACCTGCTTTGTAATCTTGATTTAATGTGTAGTTGTTAGCCCATGAATTGATTTTCGTCCAACTAGAAGTACCACTTGTTCGATACTGAATATAGAATGATGTTACATTCTTATTACTTAAGCTAGTAAATCCAACTTTGAAATGTAGCAATGCATACGTACCACTTGATTCATCTACTGTATAGCCTAAGTTAGCACGTTTAGCACTTACATTTGTAAGACTAGGTGGATTGTATGCAACTACAGATACCGAGCCACTCTTAGTAGCAGTTCGACCACGTGAATCTGTAACTGTGATTGTGTAAGTTAACGTACCACTGTTTTGAATCGTTTGAGTTGTAAATGTGCTACCACTGTATGTTTGGCCATTGAATTTAGTCGATACTGATGTGATCGTTGAGCCTTGATTACCACTTGTAGCAATCGAGAATTTTAACTTTGATTGACTCTGAACATATTGACCTATTCCTGCGCAAATTGAATTTGTATCAGATATTGATACAGTTCCGATACTAGGAACGACACCACTTCTTACTTTAATTGTCGCATTTACTGTTTTAGAACCAACTGAGGTTGAACCGCTGATTGTTTCTAAAGTAAACGTAGCGATACCGCTTGTTGAATCAGGAATATTCTTTTCCCAATCTGTCGGAATGGTATAAGAAAAACTAGGGGTTGTTGTACCACTAGCTATTGTTCCTATTTGTGTTTTTGTTACGTTCCAAGTTACATAAACTTTATGTGAAAAGTTGCTTGATGCACTTGTACCACTAATCTTAATCGCACTACCACAATCTAAACTCGGTTTATCAATAGAAGGAGTAGTTGCACGTGGTATTGTTGTTAATTTTAAACTGCCACTACATGAGCCTGTCGTTGGTAAATAAGTACCTCTATCTGCATTGTTAAAAGACGCGCTTACTGATATTGATTTAGAACCGTCTGCATTGTGTGATACAGTAGTTGTTCCACTTGCTACCCATACAGTAGCACCACTGTTTACTGTAGGTGTATGAACTGCATTGTGTACTACAGTGCCATTGATATTAACTACATACGTTTCTGACAACCCATAGTGATTATGGTATGCAGTATTTGAACGAATACCAACCCACCATTCAACTTGAGATGTGTTATTTTCAATTGAATAGGATTTCTCTGATACATCCAACAATAACGAATACTTGTCTGTTTGCCCTGTGCTTATTCCTATGTTTCCACTAAATTGTGCCATTCAATCACCTACCTTATCTTTTTAAAGTCCAATGAGCCATTTGCTCTTGGAACAAAGCCAAAGTTACCGATTTTTAAAGATTGCGTAAATTGACCATCTGTAATGTACATTGTTTGATCGTTTATATACGTTACCTTTGCACCGTTCTTTTGAATCGACCATTCTTGATTCGTGATTTTTGTCTTAAACGCACTGTCTGATTTACCTAGAGTTAATCCATCTTTGTCAAAGCTCATGTAATTGTTTACATTATTGGTAGTTTCCTTCAAACCATCAACACGCCCATTTACACTGCCAATTTGACCATTCATCTCATTCTTTGCATCAGTTACCGATTGATTGATTGACCATGTGAAGTCCTTTTTCGTTTGAGTAAACTGACTTGATACAGTATTTTGATAATGTTCAAACGCCGAATTTGATACATAAGTTTCAGAAACCTTAGATGTAATTTCATTTGCCTTAGTCTCAATTGCAGATTGTCGCGTGGTACGTTCTTCATTTATTGCATTGTCTACATCTTCAGGTGCAGGAGTCCAGTCTGTAGCTTTGTTGCCGAGTTCGAGTTTTGGACATTTATACTTTATTATGTTACTAGTATATTGCGTGTCACCATTCTGTATACATAACTCAATATACAAATTTTTAGATGTCAAAGTGCGAGTTAGTTTTGATCTACCAATAGTTCCTTTACTGATAGGATTACCTATATAAGAAACTTTATCTGTAAAACCGTTACTATTATTATAAAATGTATAACTTGCTATAGCTCCGTGTTCTCCACCATTTAAATCAACACCAAAAGTAATAGTATCTCCAATTTTCAACCCATATTGTTCTATTGGTTTAATAGTGCCAATTACGTTAGAATACCATTGTCCAGTATTGGCCTCAATCCAAGTATTAGTTGTACCTTTAATCAAATTTCTACCACCAACAACAATTCCTTCAGGAGTACTTCCAACTGAATATGAAGTGCTCTGAGCGTTGTCAGTGTAGGTAATTACTGTTCTTGTCCATAAATATGGTTTATCAGCAGTAGTCTTTGGAGGAGTAGATGACCATGTACCAGTAGGTACAGTAGTTCCAGATGTAGAAGCTTGGTATTCAACGGTTGTACTTGCCACGCCTCGTCCGTCGAACTCACCACTATTAGCACGATCAGTTAAACTATTGGCTTTATTTAATGCACTTGATGCATTACTGTTTGCAGCATTTGCCACTCCTTTAATTTCTGTAACAGATGTAGCTTGTAATTTAATAGCATTTGCATTCTGTTCAATTGCAGTTGTGTTAGAAGTAACTTTATTCGTTAAATCTGCCAAATCCTTTTGAGCTTTATCTGCATTAGCTTTAGCAGTATCTGCAGTTGATTGTGCGGCCTTAGCATTATTTATTGCAGTTTGAGCGGTAGTTTGAGCGGTAGTTGCATCTTCCTGAGCTTGTGTAACATTTGTCTCTGCATTTGATAACCTAGTCTTTGCATCACTTATCTCTTTTTCACTTGCATCAACTCGACCTGTAACTGATTCTAGGTTAGCTTTTGCATCTGCCAACTCTTTATTAGCATTTTCTAAATTTGCCTGAGCGCTGTCTGCCTTTTGTTTAGCTTGGTCTGCTAAAGTTTGAGCACTCTGAGCATTACCTAAAGCTTTATCCGCTTGAGCTTGAGCGTCTGTTGCTTTTTTAGTCGCATCAGTAATATCTTTCTGAGCTTGAGTTGTATCTGATTGCAACTTTTCAATAGATGTAGCTTGAGTTGATAGTGTATCTGCGGTTTGCTTAAATTTCGTGTTCATGCTTCCTTCAAGTGTTGTTAAATCACTTTTTGAAGCATAATTTTGAGAAACTGTAGTCGATAGCTCACCGACTTTCTTTTCAATCTCAGTGCTTACATCTGCATGAATCGTTTTTGATTCATTTGTTAAATCAACTTTAGTGGCATATGTTTCTTTAACTGTATTAATTTCTTTAGCATTTGCATTTGCTTTATCAACCGCATCTTGAATTTGTTTCTTTGAATCAGTAATATCACCTTTAATCGCATCAATTTGTTGTTGAGCTTTACCTGTACTTGTATTCGCATCTTGCGCTAGCTTTTTCGCTTCACTAGATTGAGTATTTGCAGTATTAGCTAATTGATTGGCTTTACTTGCATCCGTTTGAGCTTGTGTTGCTTTATTGACTGCCTCTTTTGATTGAGTATTAGCCTCTGATACTTGTGTATGGATTACACCAATCTTTGCATCAATTTCATTCCATGTGTTATCAAATATAGCTTTCGTGTATTTAATTTCACTAGGATTAGCATACGTACATTTCCATCTTTTCCATAGAAACTTATCACTTTGATAAACCACATTACCAACAAACCACTCACCACCGATTAATTCGGTTCGTGATGTTGAATAATAGAACTGTTCTTCGGCACTTACGAACGACTGACCATCTTCACCTTTAATTGTTGACCATCTGTATTTTGTTGGATCATCAGAACCATACTGTTTTGAATCTGAATACTGACCAATAAATTTACGATTTGAGTCTGTCAAACTAAAATCAACACGACCATCTGAACTGTTTGCATAGGCAATATGTAAGTAAGCATTTGCACCACTCTGACCATCTTGTAGTCGCATTACAGTAACTTCTGCAGTTGCTTTAAGTATTTCACTACTCATTGCTTTAAATCGGTATACGGCCTTTTCAGTGAAGTCTGAAGCATTGACTGTGATTGTTTGACTCGTTGATAATTGCACATCATCTTTAAACCAAATGATTGAATACTGAGATGTAACATCAACACCACTAGCCTTTACGATTGCAGTCAAATCTGTAGTTTCAAAATCTTCTTTAAATAAGATTCCATTACTAGATACGATTGAACCTTCATAAACTTTTTTCAATTCAATCATCTTGTTCATTTCACTGATCAAAGCCGAACTAATCTGTGATTGCTTTTCTTCAAAGTTGTCAAAGATTGTCTTGCACTTTTCTGTATCTGTAAAACAAATCTCTTGTTCTGTGATTCGTGCCTCTAAATACAATGTAGGACTATACTCTGCATCTTCGATTGTGAACGTATCACCGATATCTGCATCAATGTATGTATCCACATCATAAGTAACTTTAGGCACACAATTCTTTTTCAATTGAACTAAAGCTTGACCGTATAATGTCTCAACGTTTTCAGTTTCATAAGACCACATTTGTACTGCGTACATATCATTTGAATGATTTGTGAGTAATGTTGAAGGGAATCTATCCCTTGCTTGAGGAGCTAATATATTGTTTCCGTTAACTTTATAAAGAACATTACCATTTGAATCCCTAACAGTTCGGCCACTGATTGAGTTCAATTGCAATCCATTTGTTCCTGTTGGACGAATTGCAGTATACAATTCAGTAATATCACTTGTTTTAGTGATCCCGTATACATCATTAGGATATCTTAATATCGTACTGCGTTTATCACTTCCCATACCTTGAACACTGTCAGAATGAGCACGATAAATATTTAATACAACATTCTTCAATGAGTAATCATCGTTTAATTGAGTTACAAACTCTAATTCTGCATCGAATACATTTGCGATTGAATACAGTCTTGCAAGTACAGTATCACTACCAGTCCATTCATGTGAAATCTTCTTATTCGATACCTCGTTTGTACCTATAATAAAAGATTGCTCAAATCCATAAGCTTGAATATATTCCACAAATGACATTGCTCTAGGCGATTTATATGCATCTACATATTCATTCGTTAATTCTAAGCAAAGGCCATAGGCGGTAACAGTTGTTGTGTCACCACCTTTTTCTACTGACATGATAGTTAAGTGATAGCCTTTGTTTTTACGAATAAAACTTAATTTATTACCCTCAACTAAAAAGACTGCATCATCATGTGCAGTCATTGTAGTAAATTCAAATGTATAAGATGAACCTTTTAAATAAGTATGCAAGATTTCATCAAAATAATGCATAGCATTAGGCACAGTGTTGTCTAGAAACGCTAGAACTTTATTGTAAGGATTTAATATTGCAATTCTTATTTGTTCCATTATAACCATGCCTCTCTAATTTTAGCTTTAACTATCGGTTGAGATTTCGTCCACTCTGAACACGCAACTTTAATTTCTGATGTTCCAACCGGTGCTTTAAAATACTTAGTTCCTAACACCTCATCTTCCGGTCTAGCCATGCCATTCACATAAACGTGAGATGATTTACCATCAATAGTAATCTTAGTACCGCTTGGATACCTATTAGGAATATCTTTCCATTTTGAAACGTTATTCTTTGTGAAGTTAATTACATCAAATCCCATTCTCGACATAAGTTTGCTTCCACCACGATCACCCCATTGTTTAAATGCAATTTGAATCTTAGTACACTCCATATTTTCAGTTTCAGGGATGTAATAATTGTGGTAACCACCCCAGTAGAAGAAGCGTATATTTGCACCTTCCTTTAAGATGTCGCAGTGGCCCCAGTCCCAGTACCAAGGGTTTTGTGTGCGTAAATGTGAAGTTGTGTAACCCCATTGCCTCAGCATCTTGCCATTGGCCCATATTTCATAATGTCCAGTGTTTCCGATTGCATCAGTTTTATACCAACTACATCCACAAATCAATTTATTATCTGCAGTCAAAAAGTTGATACACATTTCACCAGTTTGGCCCATCATGCCTGCCCAAAACATTAAATGAAAATACGAATAGAAATTCTTAGCGCCTTTGACAGCATTTGAATCTGCAGGTATTTCTAATGTTCTCAATCCACCATTTGCTCTACCTTTTTTCGTGCCGACTGTACCAAAGCCAATAAATTTTTTGTTAAACCAATTATAAGTAGCACAAGTACCATTAGCACCATATTGTGGATGCATTACATCCGTACCACTTGTATCGTCTTTGCAATTAATGAAATCATCAATTGTAGCTAATACTTCACTTCTTTGATAAGTTTCTCCGTCCAATTCTTCAATTTTTCCATATTGCATGATTCCTTCTTCTGATACTAAACCAATATATCCTGTTCCAGACATTGTCTGAACATCATAATCAATACTAACTGGTACAGTTCCTTCATTTAAAATATTCAACACTCCATCAGTAGCAGTAAATTCTTTTTCTGTGGTTGAATATTTCCTAGGGTCTGAGCAATAGATTTCGATTTCACCAATCACGTTGTTGCTTCCGCCATCAACCTGTGTATTTGAAGTCTTTGTTCCAATGAAATACTTATCGCTTTCATCGTTAAAAATAACTTTTACTTGCTCACCACTCAACAATTTATTCATCTTGTTGTAAGCTTCTCGATATTCTCCGCTTCCTCTAGCTCTCAATTGATATTTAACAGTAATCGTTCTTGCAGGTGTAGTTTTATATCTGTAATAAGAGCCATCCATTCCATCAATTTCTTGATCCGTAACTTCTGATTCCATTAACTCACGACCTGTTACAGAAAGTGTTCGATAACCATCAATTTCATTTTCTAAATATACGCCATTATATGACATGGCTTCTGTCGGTAGGTTAGTACCGACAATGCCACTGTTTACTGTATCTACAAATGCATACATTATTTGTTACCTCGCAATCTTTCATTGAATTTAGAATGTTTATCAAACTCACTCTGATTTGCTCTATATGTTGCACGTGCGAATTCTCTATCATTGATATAAAGTGGTGTTTCAATGGTTAGTTCAGCATTGTTTGTGTAATCGTATTCTGAGTTCAAGTCGCTCACAATACCTCCAAAAGCCATTTTTGGAGCATTCATCATTGGAAAGTATAATAAGTCCTCTGAAGCTCTTTTAACGTCAGAATACATTGATTCAAGTCCTAAAACCAATCCTTTACCAATCCACATACCATCTTTTTTAGTGACCTTTGATGGAGATCCAATCTTAGCTTTAGCCTGAATAGCTGCATCTGCCGCAGACGCTAAACTTGCAGCTGCTGCTCTAACAGAACCTTCACTAGCTCTTAAACCATTTGCCAATCCTTGGCCAATCATACGACCACAGTATTCTGCTCGTGATTGACATGAATTAAATGCAGATATAATTGATTGACAAGAACTTTTTGCAACTGATACACCTGTTTTAAGACCACTACCTAACCCTTTAGTAAAGTTAGTTCCCATTGCAGTTCCTGAAGTAGTAGCTTTTGCTTCTGCATTTGTCATAGCTACGATAATCGCGTTAATAGAAGCCACTGTTGTACTAGAAGCACTTGAGAAAGCTCCACTGATTGTTGAAGCCACTGCTACTAGCATGGCTAAACTTGTTGCAGTAGCCATTACTGAACTTGCTACAGGTGCAATAGCTCCTGCAAATGCAGTCATAGCTCCACTTGCAACTGTTAATGGTTCTGAAATTTCACTTAATGAGCTTAAAGCATCTGATAATGATGGAATTGTTGCCGATAATGATTCAATTCCTGCTTGAGTTGATACGATCATTGTTAATGCGGTTGCTAATGCCATCATTTGAGCGCCAATATCGCCCATTCCACTTGATGCAGTTGCAATAGCTCCAATTCCTACTGCTACCGCTCCTAGACTAGCTCCCATATCAATTAAGTTAAGGCTCGTAATAATCTTGATTCCATTTGCTAGTTGCTTGAAACCTTTACCTGCATTTAATGCAGACTGTCCAATAGATTTAATCACTCCAGATACTGAGTTTAAGATTCCACTTACTGTTTCACCAAATGATTGGATCACATCTGAAATTCCTTCAAAAACATCTTTAATAACTGGACCACACGCAGATACAACATCAGCAACACCTTCGAGAACCATTTGCAAGCCTTCACCTTGTGAACCGACTAATGCCATAGCAGCACCAGTTGCAAGAATAGCTGCTGCTAACGCAAGCCATGTAGTTGGCGGTACCATTGCAATTGCAGTTCCTAAACCTGTAAACGCAGTTGCTAAACCTTGGCCGATACCTTGAAAAGCAGTACTAATAGCTTCTCCTAGACCTGTGATGATTCCTTTTGCTCCTTCACATACAGAAGAAATAACATTAGAAATCCCTTCAAATGCAGAATTAATAATCTGCGCTGCTTTAGATGTTTTTTGTGCAGTTTGTATACTTGCATTTCCAATATCAGGTACACCACTTGAAGATGGGCTAGATGTTGGAGCACCTTCTGTACCTCCAATGCCTTTGATTTTATCCATGATTGATTTTAGCTTTGAATAGCCACTCTGTGCAGAGCCAACAACTCCCTTGATTGTGCTAGTTAATTTGCTACCAAATTTTACTCCAACAAATGCTCCGGCTAACAATTTAACTGCACTTGCAAATTTCTTAACATCTTCCGTTTTAAGATTTGCTATGAAATCTGCAATTTTTCCTGTTACTTCTGATACTTTTGCAATGATATTTCCAATATCTTGACCTAACTGTTCAAAGACTTTACTGTCCTGTAACTTATCCATTACATTTCCGATAGCATCTTTGATTTTATCGAACATCGTGATTGCGTTTTGTACTGCATCTGTTTTCATGAATCCATCATAGAATTGTTGGATCATAGCTTTAGCATTGTTTGCTCTGTCTGCCAACCAATCCATAGCCTTTGATACATTTTCCATGACTTCTGGCTTAAAATCCCATGTCAAACCATCATCTTTAGTTTCCATGATTGAATTTCTAAAATCATAGATTTTTGATTTAATCTTTTCTAGATTATCAACCAATCCTCCCATAGCTTTCGACTTCAACATATTGTTCATAGCCGACATAAAGCCTTGTTCAAGGTTCTGTACCGCACTCTTGATGTTAGTCATGGATGTTTTAACACCTTTAGAAGCTTCTAATGCAGTTTCTGCAAATCCACCAGTTTCTGTATCACATTCAATCATTGCATCATTAAACTGATCAAATGTAATCGTGCCATTCTGCAATGCTTCATACAATTCATTTGCATTACCACTTGTAATACCTAATTTTTTAGCAACTTTAGTTAATGCAGGGGCCATTGTTTCCTGTAATGTTCTCCATGACTGCATATCAACTGTTCCTTTAGCAAGCATCTGTGAATACTGTTGTAACCCACGTGATGCATCTTCAGAACTAGATCCACTTGCTAAAAACGCATGATTTAATGCAATTGTAGTATCAGTTGCCTTATCGATATTGCTTGTAACAGAAGCCAACGACTTAGATGTTGTTACAACATCTGCCAAGTTTGTAGGTAAGCCTTGTACTGACTGATTTAACTTTGCAACACTCTTTTGAGATTGCCCTACAGCGAACCCCAAAGACTTCATAACTTTTGGATAGGATTGCATGGTATCAAATCTATTAATAGCACCATCAAAGGATGAGCTAAGAACGTTCATCGTTGCACCAATAGCTTTAGTTATGCCGACACCTGCAACGATAGATTTAACTCTATCACCAAACGACTGACACGCTCCTATAGCTTTGTTCATGGTTGAGGTCATATTCTTATCGGTTGCCGTTAGTATGGCTTCAACACTAAAACTTTCTGCCATTGTTATCCCTCCTTTTTATTTATGAACTCTGCCAACTTATCAAACTTGCTTTGTTTCTTTATCCCCATGACACGATCCAACTCTTTCTGATAGTCAAAGAACTTGCTAAATTTCGTGTATACCATTCTCTGTTTCTTGCCCACTTGCTTTTTAGCTTGTGCAGTCATATTTAGGTACGCTTGCAAATGCAGATAATACTGATCATCCACCATTTGTAGCTCTTTGGCCTTCATTAAAAGGCGATATTCGTAAGGTGTAAGATTATTTACCTGATCCAAACTTTTGAAGTCTAGATATCTAAAACAAGTCAAAGCGACACGTTCATACATTTCATCAAATGTTTCGTCTATTTCTTCTCTTCTTTCTCTTCTTTCTATTCTTCCTGCATGCTCGTCATCAGTGATTTCACTTCTTTCTTGCACGCATTCGCTTGAGATAAAAAATTGATTACGTCCTCAAAAACTTTGTCGATATCTTCAACATCTTCTAAATATCTTTCAATGTCTGTTTTCTTTAAACGTGGTGTTTGTCCAATATTCATACAGAAGATACAATCGACTAATGCATCAATATCTCCATCCATGATGCTTGCGACCATAAACTTCAAACCTACTTCTTTTTTGTTTTTAGTGTTTGGTACATCTACAGTCACTCTTTTATTGACTTCATGTAAAAATCCAAACCCTGCTACTAGTTGATATGTTTCACCATTTACTTCAATTTCCATGTTTTTACTCATTTAAAGTCCTCACTTTCTAAATACAAATATAAAAGGGGCAATCTCTGCCCCTCATGCGTTTATTACGCTTCCTTAGTTACATCCTTATAAACGTAAGATGCTACTTCCTGTTGCTCTTTTGTGACTGTTGCATATCCATCTGCACCATTTCCATTTGCTCCGAATGTTAAATCAACTTCAACAACTCCTTCTGCTTCTGATGAAATTGAGCATTCAGTCAAATATCCTTGGTAGTATTTAGATTTAAACTTGCCGACATTTGTTTCAGTTCCTTCTTCTGCTAGGTTTACTTCCCAACATTCAACTAACTTATCTGCCAACATAGCTTTCTCTAATTTGTCGATAATCGCATCACCTTTTGCCAAAACAGATGTTGATGTAATTTCAATTTCTGCCACTGATGGTGTACGAATAGTTCCGTCTTTTGTAGCAGTTGTATCTGCATCTTTTGTTACGTTTCGTTCGTTTTCTGTTGGGAATGCAATTGCACTAGCATCTTCTTTTTTTGAATCTTCTGCAACTCTGAAAAGATAGATCAACTGTTTACCTGCAACTGATTCTTTCATTGCTTCTGCGAACATTTGTAAATCAAATTTCATTATTTTATTCCTCCTGTAATTCTAAAATCCAACTCTAGAACACCATGCATCAATGGTGCTCCTGTACTTGAATCCGACAATATCCGTTGGTTGATATTTTGGATCATAAAAGCAAAGTTGTTTGTGTGGTTGATTTGTCTAGCCACTTTCTTAATGTTTTGCATAACTTCAGACAATTCTCCACGCTTCCTAGGATTGTTGTGCCAAACATCCACAACCTGCGTGATAGTGCCTAGAATCATTGTTTTATTTCCGTAATCGTCCACTAGTTGACTTGAACCAATGTATACATATGGATATGGTGTCCCTTCACTTGGAAGAAACGTGTCATATACATTAACGCCTTTACTTTTTAACGCTTTTTCTAATTGCACTTTTAGTGCAATGAATAACTCTTGTTGTGAATCCATTGCATCACCTACTTAACTAGCTTTTTCATGTCCGACTTGAATATTGGTACTTGTTGTTTAAACGCAGGTCTAACAAACGGTTGAGCATCCATAAAACGTGTTCCAAATTCAACATAGGGTGCATAATGTGTTGTTGGTCCTTCTGCATATGTGAATCCGCCATCACGTGTTTCACCTCTGATACTTCTTTTGGTTGTTCCTGTTGAATACCCTTTTGTAAATACTGCATTGCTAACAGTTTTACTTTGCAATTCAATACCATTTTGTTTAACCACTGTTTTCACATCATCAAGTGTGCAGTTCTTCTTCAACTTCTTTTGAAGTTTGTCTAAGCCTTTTATCTCAACCTTCGCCATTTAATGCACCTCCGATAAAACAAAAGACTCCTTCGTTCGGAGTCTTCGTGAATAATCAACTTTGTATTTATTTGTACCGATTCGAATATGATCAAAAGGTTTTTGATAGATGTTCTGTATATGACAAGTAAGGCTTCCTTGTCTGATTTGCCCGTATACCTGCATCATAGTTTCAGTTCTTGTATCCATTACGGAAGCCATTACCATTTTTTCTACAATCGAATCATCTTCATAGTTGCCTGTATTCTCGTTATAAGCACCTTGCACAAACTTTTGAAAGTAAATAGGTTTATCGTATCTCATAAGAACCGAACCTTCCCTTTGTTTTGATTGGCTTGCTCATCTCTCCATGCCTGAATCTCAGAAGTGAAAGAAGAGAAGTCATCATCGTTAAACGACATTGACTCCCCTTCTACTGAATGTGTTTGAACGCCTTCAGAACCAATCCTGTTAAAGCGTTTGATGGACACTTCTGTAATGATATATTCGAGTTCATCCGGTATGATTTTTACGCTTAGAAGCGCCTTAAGTCGACCTTCCGTAAGTCTTACAATGGTTTCTAGCTTTTCATCATCACTTTGCAAGCCAAGAAGCAGTTTAACGTCACTTAATACGGTTGTTGTCGACATAATCAATCACCTATGCCTTTAAATCAACAACTACATCGCCTTTTGATACTGCTTTGTAGTTTTTGTCACATTCAACTACTGTACAATGATTAGTTTCTGCTGCTTTGATATCTGCTCCTTCTTCGAAGTTCTTCCAAGATTTTACATCTGCACCATATGCCACTGTTTCTTCAGAATCACCTACCTTATATTTGAATTTGTTATTCATAGATTGTAACTGTTCTGCAACCGCTACTTTTGTAGTTCCTGTTTCTTCACCTTGAGAAGCAGTCAATGTTAAATTACGCAATGTTTGAGTATCGGCATCACCTACTGCAAAGTGTGCAATTGCATCTTGGTATTCACACATTAAACGTAATCCCATGATAGCGAACATATCAGAAATAGCACGATCATAGTTCCCTTCTACATGGAATCCTAAGAAGCCAGTAGTACTGTCAGTAGTATATGAAAGTCCTGCTTTAACAAATTCAGAATCGCTTGGATCTACATAATATGCAATGATGTTGTTCATTGGAGTAGCCACTACTGTTTTTTCTGCAACTCGGTCTGTTAAGAATACAATATCTGCTCCTAAGAAGTTCTTAATGTATGTTAAACCGAATGCAGTCTGCATAGATACATTAGCTTCTCCTAAATAGCGGTAAGCATCCAAAGTATTTACGAATACAACAATACCAGTAGTATTTCGTTTCATTTGTTGGAATTTGTGTTTAACATTACCGATTGCCATTGCGATAGCCATTTGCCAAGTGGCTTCATGTCCTACTAAGCTACCTGAATTCAACTGTTTATATAAGCGATCAGTGATGTTATCTTGCAAATCAATACGGAACTGTTCGTCAGTATCAGATACTGCAGCTTCATATCCTTTCTCTGCAATTGCTTCAATAGAAACGGCTTTGCGGAATTTCTCGATTCGAATTGTATCGAACACTTCTTCTTCAACTTTGTATTCGCTTAATGGAATTGATTTACCTTCTGCTACTTTTCCATCCTGTAATGTTCCTGTTACTTTCTTTGTTTTTAAAACAGAACCGTTTGCTTTACGGATTGGACGAATGATTCCTAAAATATCCAATAAAGCTTGGATGTTCTTTCCAAAACTAGTAACAAAATCAATTTCATGCGCTCTAACCTGGATGTTATCTGCTCCTGTTAATCCTGTAGGCGCTGCAAACATTTGCAAGTTCATACCTTTATAAATTTTTTTCATATGTTAGTTCTCCTTTTTCTATTACTGGAATAAATCCATGTTTTCCGCAATCATGCGTTGTCTTTCCATTGGATCAGTGATATTCAAGATTGATTCACGAGTTACCCCTTTGTTTGAACCTCCACGTTTTGGACCATTGCCTTTCAGTTTTTCTTTAACTGCTTTTTCTACTTCAGATTCAAACATCTTAACAAATGCATCAACCGCTTTCTTTGTTTTATCTGCATCTTGATTAACTAGAACAGATAAAAGATCATCTCCAACGTTAATATCATGCTCTGTGCACATTTTACGTGCTTCATTTGTCATTTCTGCGATTGCGTTTTTTGCTTTCAATTCATCTAGCTCTTTTTGCACCTTGTCACGTTCTGCTTCTGCTCGTTCTTGAGCATTCATATCGGCTAAGCGCTTAGCTTCTGCTTTTTCTTTTTCTTGATCTGCTTTCCAACGTGCAAACCTTTTGTCAAGAATCGCATCCAAATCTTTATCTGAATATTTCTTTTCAGATGATTTGTCTTTTTCTTGGTTGTCTTGTCCCTCAGTTGATTGAGTCTGATTTGATTGAGTATCTTTTGTTTCTGTACCCTCATTCTCACTTGAATTTTCATCTGCAAAAAGTTGTAAGCAAAAAGGTAGTCTGTCATTGAATTTTTTCATATTTATGTTTCCTCCTATTTTTCTGACTTTGCTTGTCAATTTCCCATATCTTTTTAAGGCATAAATGCTTGGCCTATAACCCATACAGTTTAACGACGTGAATGCTTGGTCTTGTTTGGTAGTGTGGATATGTAGGCTTTATAAGTCTTGGCTTTTCCACAAAAAATGCACCGTTGATTACGTACTTCAACGATGCACTCTAGCCACTTGTCAAAATAAACCTTTTCGACACGCTCCAAATATTTGTGATTACACATCTCTCAGTTCCACACATTCAGGATATGCTTCTTCTGTGCCTTTGCATCCTATTCTGAAGAAATTTATTGCGAGTTCTCCAGCAAGGTCCAAACCTGAGATATACAACGTCTTGCTATCTTTATCAGGTTCGTAATATCTGCAAAGTGCATCGGATGTTTCGTCGATTGAATTGGCCAATGTCAAAAATAGTACTGAGATAGCGCTGCAGACGATATCCTTTCCTATCGGAGCGTAACGAGCATGGCCATGTACTTCAATCAGGCAATCACTTTCTGTCTGTTTAATCTTAATTTTTATCACATAGTATCACTCCCTTGCATAATAAAAGGCCACTCATTTGAGTGACCTGTGTTTTAAAGTTAAAATCTTTAGCACCAAGCAACAGTGCCTGCCTTTTCTCCTGCTGAAATGCCCCATAGAGCATGGCCTGCATAATACTGCTTAACATCAACGGATGACTGTTCTAACACTTCGCGATTCCCGTCATCGTATATCGCAACTTTTCCTTTTGCGTTTGGGTCTATGTCAGGTGAAAACAAATACACATATCTGCCATTTTTATATTCTAATAGCTCAAATGTAATCATTTTACCACCTCTTTCTATATGAAATTATACATCATGGTCCTTAAGATACTCAAGCAATTCTTTTTGATAATTATATATTTTTTGGACTCTTTCATGACTATCTTCATATATAACATCGAGGCTATCTTGCATTTCTTTCTCTTCAGCTAATTCATGATTTAACATTGTTATATCGTGTTTTTGAATATCCTTTCCCTGTCTAAGTCTAAGCCAAGAATGTGCCATATAATAGTCAGGGTCAAACTTTTTTATTTCTCCACTTCTAAATTTATGTTTGCGAATAAACACATGTTCATATATATTACTTACCTCTTCCTCTGTAAAACCTGAATTTTTAGCTACTTGTTTTATTTCATAAGATTTTTTTCTATTTGTAATTTGAGCGTACAGTGCTTTTGCAATCTCGTCTCTTTTTTTATAGTTTGGGTCATTTTCGTTATTCCAAGCACCATTTAATGCACCAGAGTTATTTGTTTTAGCCTCTAGTTCTTTCCACTCATCAAGCCTTAGATCGTGTCCTCCATTTGCTAACCCATTTAGCCATTTTTCATACTCCTTACGGTCTGAATGTGGTGCCGTTGCACAATGGCAATTCGGATGCATGGGTGGAGCATTCTCGCCTATTTCCATGTCTTTAAGCTTGAATGTTTTGCCGTCCATTTCTTTACATAATGGACACACGTCTTTTAATCCGCACGCCACATATTCATACTCATCTATTCCGTTTGCTTCGTAAGATTCAATCTGTGCTTGTGTTTGAACTCGTGCAATTTCTGTTCGCAACAATCTTTCTGCATTGCATCTTGATACATCGAACTTTTTACGAATGAGCGGAATAAATTCTCTAGGATTCTTACCTTGAATCAATGCATTGGATAGAACACTGGATAAACTGTTTTTTAGCTGGTCTTGATTGACCCAAATTCGTTCTGAAAAGGTTGCATTCTTAAAAGATGAATCTGCTACTGTTTTTGCCATCTTCGCATTGTCAATCACTGTATCACCTAAGATAGAAGCATTGCGTTTGATTTCATCCAAATATGCGCCTTCTAGCTTTTGACCAGTATACGATTTCAATTCGTCATGTCCTGCCACAAGTTCTAATCCGATGTTTGCTTTTAAAAGCTCCAATCGGTTAACTTTCATTGCTAAGTTATAAAGTCTCATCTGTTCATTGGCTTCATCTGAAAAGTTCTTTTCCTTTACATACTTCTTAGCTTTTCTTTGAAATGCTTTGATATCTATGTTTGAAACTCTTTTTTTAGCTTCTGCCATAGTGATGTTTTCTTTATTTGCATAGCGACTAAAAAAGGATTCGATTTCCTTTTCAACCGAATCCATCATATTTGCATATATTTCTTGTATCTCATCCGCATATTGCTTTTCATCTTTTAAGCGTTTCTTTTTCCATTCAAGCTCACGATCTCGCCAATATGTTTTACTGCTCATTGTATTGCGAATCCTCATTATTTTGGAAGATTCGGTTTTCAGTTTCTACCATATCATTCTCATCTTCCTTTTTGATACGCTCCATTTCGGCATTCGTATCCTCAACTGCCGAGATAAACGACAACTGGGTTTCGTGAGACACGATTCCTGATAATTGTGCAGCAGTCTGTGCTTCTTCTAATAAGTTTGCAGGATAATTTTGTGTAAACTTGTATTCAACCTCAAGCCAGTCATTCTCAGAACGATGTGTGATTGCATTACTAAATAAGACTCGATACCTACGATTCATTCCAGATGTGAACTTTCGCTCTTTCGCTTTTGCTAGGTTTGACATAGAAAGAAGTTTATATCTCAATGCAATACCTGAAGTCGTTCCAAAGTTCTCATCATTGATATTGGCCACCATTGAGTTTTGGAAGATTAAACGCTCTAATCTGTTGATTAGATTTTCCTGTGTTGCATCTGCATTTGGTTTTGACATGAAGTCAACTACAATTCCGTCACCACTTCCATCCATTGACTCAAAGTTAATTGTTCGATTGTCGCGAATGTGTACCAAATCTGACTCTTCTAATTTTGGACCTAAGATTTTTAAATAGGCATCTGCAAAGTAATCAACATCATCTGCTTTTTCTTCTTTTGGCTTGAAACAATCTCTTGCTTTTAAATATGCCATAGTATCGTATTTATATGTTCCTTTACAATTTGCACAAGGTTCTTCAAACTCTTCAAAATCTTCATATACACATCCCATACATCCATCATGTTCAATTACTTCTTTTGGCACGAATTTATCTTCTGACATTTGATAACCTAAAGTAACTACGCCACATTTCTCTCTACAGTATTTACAAGGCTCATCTAACTTTGATGAATATTCATATTTGCATTTATTACATTTACTCATTGTTGATACCCTTTCTATAACTCAACATTTTCGATTAATGCTCTTTTTTCGAGGACTGATAAATATAATCCCATGTACTTTTGTTGCTCCCTCAGTAATCCAAGTGGACAATCATGTTTTGTTTCTTCTTTGCCTAACATTGTTTCTACTTCAATTTTGTTACAGAAATTCTTCAATTTCTCATATCTGATTTTTACTTGGTGATATTCTGCTACAAATCTTTCTTTGTAATCTTCAGAACACATTAATTCAATTGTTTCTTTTAATTCCATGTTGTTTTTTTCTCCTTTAGAACAATCTGTTCTCTTCTATTCTCTTTAACCGATAACCAATCCTTCTATATTCCTCGTATACAGGTTTCCAAATCAATTCGCATTGCTTTCTTTCATTTGGAAGGTATTTATCCATGATTTCTAATTGATCCTGTAAATCAATTGCGTATGGACATCCTTTGCATCCCGTCCTTTTAAAATCGAATGGATGATAATACAATCTGCATAATTCAATGTTTCTTGATTCTATGTACCATTCTATAAACTCATTTGAGCATGGATTTAAAAGCTTGAACTTCTTCAACTCATGATTGTTGTCGAATACAACACATCCTTCATGATTGGCACGTTGACCGCCTTCTCCCATTCTTAAACCGAGAATTGAAATATTTCTTCCTGATTCCTTTTCGTATCGTTGTATTGGATGTTTTTTTAATTCGTAGCAACATCTGTCGCTAACTTTTAAATTAAAATCATCTGTAAATTGATATTTAAGGACATCAGGACAACCGAAACTCTTTTCGTTGATATATTTACTTACCGACTTTGTTTCCGTTCCTTTCTTTTGAAACATTGATAGCTTGCAGCTATGCTCTTTAGATTTAAACGGATAGCCTTTATCGTGTAGCATTTTAGTGATATTCACATTCGAATTGAAAATCACAAATCTATCATCATTTTGTTTTAGATCAATAACGTATTTATGTATAAATTCATATTCAATCCCTGTATTAATGAATACTCTAGCAATTTTGTTATCAGGTATAGCTTCATCAATTAAATGATGTAAAACTGTACTGTCTTTTCCTCCTGAGAAAGATATGTAGAAGTTTTCTTCCCCATACTTCTCAATCGTCTTTTTTATTACTTCTATTCTGTCGAATAGTAATAAATCGTTTTCTGTCAATTAATCAACCGATAATCTATGTTCTAGATTCGGTTAATTTTCTACTTGATTGTTAATCCATGTGTTTAAATTTTATGAGTGTTCACTTCATATAACACTCAACCTAGTTTCACTAGGATAAGATTAATTTTCCTTTCTGTTTTTAAAACAAAGTTTCTTGTTCATACTTTTTACCGTTGCACGTAAATACTTTTGATTTCTTTTCTTTATCATTTTTAATCTCTACTTCGTCATAAAACTCAACTAAATCTTTATGGCTATTTGTAAATGCTGCGTTGTAAGCAATCCCGTTAATCACTGTATGATAATCAAGATCAATTTCTTCATCTTCGCCTATTCTTTCAAAAACTAATGCGTGCTCGTAATCTATATAAAACTCTGCATCAGGAAACACTCGCTTTATATACTTATCCGCTTCTTTTAATTCGTGGTTTTTGAAGAATGTAGCATACCTTCCGTAAACGTTATTTATCAACATATTCTCCAATGTATAGACTTCCTTCAATTACATACAGATTCATAATGTTTTCCTTTGTTGCCCCTAGAAAATCTTTCCCAGGCTTCTTGAAAACCAATTTCCCATTCTCTGTATCTGTACAGTATTTGTATTTGTTCATGCACCTGTTGTCGCATTTCTTTACACTGTAGGAAACTTTTCCGTCATACCTTTTCGCAATCATCTAGAATGGCATCCCCTCTCCTAGATCATCATTTGTAGGATATGATTGGTAATTTACCTGATTCGTAAATGGAACTGTTTGAGGCTGCTGCATTTGTTGTTGCATCTGTTGTTGCGTCTGTTGATAAGCTTGTGTTTGTGGCATTGTCGCATTGTTTAAGCTCAATTCTACGTCCATAACATACACACTTGTCTTATACACCTTCTGCCCACTGTTGTTCGTGTATGAGCTTTTCTGAAGCTTTCCGTCAACTGCGATATGTTGTCCTCTAAATCCATATTGATTAATATGTTCTGCATTATCTCCCCAAGCAGTACAATCGAAGAAAGATTTGAACTCTTGTCCGTTCTTTCCTTTTTCTTTAACTTCAATAGAAAAATTACATAGGCTTTGTCCTGTAGCAGTTTTCTTTAAAACAATATCACTGCCGATTTCACCTGATAAAATCACTCTGTTCATTTCTTTTCAACTCCTTTATACAAATTCGACACCTATCAGATTGGGTTTGACCCCTTCCAACATCTGATACATATAAGGCACAGAGATAAAATTCTTATTAGCACACTCTATAACCGAGTTATAAATTTTATCTCCAACCTTTACCTTCTTCGAGTTTTTTAATCTGTTTACTTCTGATAGATCTACTAACTTTAGATTTTCTATTTTTAAATCACCATCACAAACTACAATATGTTTGTCTTTTATTTCCCCGATAAAAGCTTTATACGCTTCACCAAGAACGCTTATATATTTCTTTCGCTTTCCATCTACAATCTGTGCTGCATATCTAGTTTCGCTTGTTTTTCGGATATGTATTTCTTTTTCCATCCCATCAAATGGTGATACAGAAACAACTCTTATGTGACTTGTAACGTAATATCTATACCCGCTGTCACTTTCACAAACCAATTGGTACAGTTCCTCCGATTTGCTTGTTGGAAGCTCTCTGTCACTCTCACGAATGACGGGAACGAGAATACATCCGTTATAGATTTCCTCGTTCCGAATCATTTTAGAGAACTGAGCATTTGTAATGCCCAATTCCTTGATAACATCCTTAGCCGATACAATACCTCTGACCTTAGATATATCTCTTTTGTCCAGCATGTAATATTGCACTTTTGCCCCTCCTGATTATTTCGTCTCCTCGAAGCCTAAGTAATCACCAGTGTAATCACCTGTGTAATTACTCAATTCAAGCTTCTTTTCTAGTTCTCTAACTTGATACACTAGACTTTTGTTTTCATTTGCCAATGTTCTGATTCTTCGCCTGTATTCTTCATATTTGAAAACACATTTAGTCGCTTTATCTTGTTCTTCCTGAATTCTTTTTCCAACATATAGGCTATATAGAAGAAGTGTTGCAGCACTTCCCCATAGAAACCCACAAAACCAATTAACCATTTAATCACCTTCTAGCTCTAAATCCTTGATTACAACACGCAATTGATCTGCATATCTAGTAATGAATATCATTCTGTCTAAATCGTTTGCGTCCAAGTCATAAATAAATGATTGTAATTCGTTCGATAGACATGTAAGCAATGTTTTTTTATTTATGAAATCATCTGATATTCTTTCAATTCGCTCAGTAAGTTCTGATGTCATTTCTAATACATCTCTAAGTCTTTGAAACATCAATTTCTCTTCTTGAGGTGTATAGAACAAAAGATATTTAAAATGTTCATTTGCTTTATCACTAATCGCTAGTAAAGCTTCTACTTTGTTATCCATGTTTACTCCCTTTCTACGCTCTTAATATTTCTTTCCTTACTCGTTCTAATTCTGCTTGAACCTCTGCATACGATTGATTGCTTTCTTGTGCATAGAATTTAGAATCAAGTTTTACAGGATTGTTCTTATTTCTTTTTTCCCATTCATCATGTACCCATTTCTGAAGCACAAGTGAATGGTTCTTGTAACTCTTACCACTTGTTTCAATGTATTCATCAAGAATCTTTATATGTTCATCCAAAGAAGATCCATATAATTCTAATAAGTGTGTGTGTTCTTTTTCAGTTAGTAAAACGTGCTGATATTCTCCGTATTTGTGTTTGTGTGTATATACATCTTTTTTATTATTAAATGTATTATTAATATCTTTATTATTAACTGGGAACATTTCTTCACCAGGGGTGGTGAATTTATTTTCCTGGGGGTAGTGAACATTTTTTCCTGGGGTGGTGAATTTATTTTCACCACCTATAAACAACTTTCTATGCTCAATTTCTTTCGTTCCTTCTTTATAGTTAACCATTCGTACAATGTACCCTTTATCAACTAATTGGCTAACCCATTTTTTAATCGTTCTATCTGATACATGATAAAGTTCTGCGAAATATTGATTAGATGCCCAACAATATCCTTTTTCATTGCATAATGCAGTGATTTCTCCATATAGCAATTTTGCGTTTGGAGCTAAATCTTTGTCATATCTTACGTTTGCAGGAATAATCGCATAATATGCTTTTTGTTGTTCTTCCATTAATCACACCTCCTAACATTCCGTGCCTATGTACTTTGTATGAAAAACATAGGCAACTGCCATTGCTTGCCATATATCTTTTTTAAATCCGTAGAAATATCCAGGCTCTTTCTTTGTTCCTTTTCCTTTGTTTGGAGTATCTTTAGCGAACAAATCAATCAGAGCTTGAATGATATTACTGTCTTTCGCTTTCATAGAGTTGCATAGAAGCATTTTTTCTTCTTTCCTATATACAAACTCCACTTCCCATAAAAGTTTCAAACAATGCTCTTTAAACCGCCCTATCCATACACACGTATCAAATACAGATGCTCCTACTGCCATTCCGTAAGAAGCGATCATTTCAATAGCTACATAACGAATATCGTATGTTAACTTGAAACGAGTAAGTAATTTCATCAATTCATGATTTTCAACTTTTCCTTTTTCTAGTACTTCGCTTAAATCATCTGCAACAACTACATATGCACTCTCTATATTTCCTGGGTCAATTCCAATGAAAGCCATTTTAAGCACCTCCAATTTCAAACTTAGTAGCATCAAGTTTTTTCTTTTCTGAATTCATCTTAGCTTCAATACTTTCATAAGCAGTTTTGAAACGTTTTAAATCAGAATCGACTTTTGCAAACTTAGTTCTTTCCTCAGAAACTTTTTGACCTGCTAAAGCTTCAAAGTATTTAATACTAGGCGCTTTTCCGTCATGTTCACGTTCCCAAGTACTACGTGCAACGTAAATCTCTTGATTCATTTTGTTCTCAATATCTGCCTTCAAAATGTTTGAGCTTTCCTGTAATCGAGCTATCATTTCACCAATCAGAAACATTTGATTCGCTAGGTTTTCAACGTTTAATGCCATTTCCATTACTGTTTCTGCATCAGAGATATAAGCATCAACTAGGATTCCTAATTGTTCTTGGATTTCATCGTCTCTCCAATGTTTAACTTTAAATGGGTTGTATTTATACAACAGTTCATTTTGACTTAGCATTATATTTCACCTCTGATTCATCAATATGTCCGTAGATACGTTCTAGGTACTTAATTGCAATCTCTCTCAATTTCTTTCCTTTATGACTTTCTGAGTCCATAATTCTATGACAACGTTGGCAAGCACAGACTAGGTTTTTTTCACAACCTAGTCCGCCATTGCTTCTTGAAAGAATCGTGTGTGCTAATTCAATACGATATGTACTTCCACAAAATATGCACATTTGATCTCTTTCTTTTACTAACTTTCTAGTTTTTAAATCTATATCTGTAGCTTTACTACGCTTTGACTTATACAAGACTTACACCTTCGAGTTGTTCTTGTGGTTCTTGGTATGTTGGTTGAACAGGGGCTTGTTCAATTGGTTGTGTAGGTTGTTGAATTGGAGTTTCATCCAATTTCATATCCACATTCATTTCTTCCTCTGAATACATACTTTGGAAATCATTAGGGAATGTTTCTCTCAACGCTTGAGTAATCGCAACTTTACGAATCATTGTTGCAGCTTTTGTACTCCATTGAGAATTAAGTTTTCCATCCTTTGTTTTTCCTGCATATTCTTCAAAAGATACTTCAATATGGGTTGGATGTGATACGTTCTTTCTAAATACATCTGCCCATCCACCTACAACTTCTTCACGATCTTTTAAGTAGAAAGCACCTTTTCGGTAAGTTAATTCACCACTTTCGTTATTAATTACAATGATTCCAGCATCTAATCCATCAAACTCTGAATTTCTTTCGGCACGTTTCAAGAAAACATCTTTTGAAACTACCATTTGAGCTGGTGAAGTGTTTCCATACTTGATTAAGTAGCAATCCTTGATGAATGGATTCAAGCCTTGTGATTTACATAGGTTGATGAAATACACAACTTCTTGGTCTGAGATTTGACCATTTCCGTTTACTAAGTAATTTCTTACGATAGCTGGAGATAATTTAACTTTTTCTCCGTTAGCAGAAAATTCTACCAATTGATTGTCATTCTTTTTTGCAATATTGTTTTGTAACATAATTAACATTCTCCTTTTTCTAAAATATTGATTTTTACACCATGTTCTTTAATAAGTTGATTTAAAATTGGATTGCAAGCTTGTAACTCTTCCATAGATCCTTCAATACGGAATACACAATATCTTCTTGCTTGAGTTTGATTTTGGCTTTCATGAGCTTCTGATTGAGCTTGAGAAGGTACTGCATTTGCTCTTTCCATTTGAGCTTGCTTAGATCGTTCAATCTGAGCGTTTACTTTTTCTTGAAGCTTCGCTTTAGCTTCCTTAATCTCATTAATACGTTCTGTAGTTTTGCTTAGATCCAATGTCTTACAAAACAATTGGATAACTTGCTCTGCCTGTAGTTCATCATCAGGCAATGAAGCTTGAATGAATGATAATTGTTCTTCCGCTTTAAGAAACTTGTTATTTAAGCTTTCTTCAATTTCTTTGTTTTTAACAGTTTTGTTCAAATATCTTTCTTCAAACACTAGATCGAATGGATATTTATCATTCGTCATGTTTAGCCACAACTCTTTAATCTGATTTTTCTTCAATTCTTTTTCTGCGTTATCAACTTCATTGATTCCAGCACCCAATTTATCGGATGCTGCTTTGATAGTTTTTTCGACTTGCATAATGTCTTTTTTATCCTGTAGCCATTGAGCAAAGACATCATTCTCAACTTGCTTACGCTTATCAGAGACAATCTTTACTAAGTTGTTTAATACAGTTCTGTCAGATTTTGCTTGTTTGTAGTTGTTTTCGTCAACTACATAGTCATAGTGCTTTAAACCATTCTGAATCTCGGGTAATAAATCGGATGCATTGGTATACACCTTTCCATCCTTTGCACTAACTTCCAAATTAAATTCCATAATATTTTCATCCTCCATTTTTTATATAGACAATGTGATAGGCGGTTCTATGTCATTAACAAAGTACATATCCCATTTTTCTATCATGTTTTCTTTTAGATCATTCATACTGTCTAAAGCTTCTTCTTTTCTGTATGAACGCTCTATTATCCATGCTTTGCCATTTAAAAATCTTAGTTCTGCACAGTAGATTACGAAGTCAAAATCCGTTACTATTAGTCCCTCTAATGTTTGGCAATAATAGTTATCAGGAACTGTTTCATTTCCTTTAGAACCCCATTTCTGCAAACTCTGAGAATTGACTATCTTAGATGTTTTAATTTCTAGAATTCCTCTTTCTCCCGTTTCTTTGTTGTAGATAAGTCCATCAGGACTGTATCTCAAGAACTCATGCTCTTTAGAAACCAATGTAACGTTATCCACGTATTGCACATCCAACTCAGGATGTTTAGCCTGAAATAACGTTCTTAAACAAGGCTCTGCAGTATTGCCATACTCGATAGCAGCATTCGTAATTTGTTGTGATCCAAACTTCTTGTCATGCCACAACTGATTCAATGTTTTCCATGGATTCAAATCCATGAAACAAGCTGCATCAGAACCTCCAATGCCTCGTCCTCTTTTCTTAAGCCATTCCTCATGACTTCCATACTTTTCGACAATGTATTTATCAGTGTCTTGATACAGATTCATTTTTTGCCCCTCCTTTTAATACGTACTTGGCATATGATGTTTTATCTCCAAACCGATTTTTTGAAGTTTCAGTTTGAGTTTCAATGTCATATCCCAAGTCTCTTAAATCCCATATACGAGCACCCAAACGAGTGATTCCATACTCCCTAATTGCTTCTAACGGAGTGATAGATCCATATTCCTTTAGGTGCTTGATAACTCTTTCTGTTTGTGTCATCTCATAAGCCTCTAATGTATAAGTTTGCGAAAACTGTAAATGCGATAGCTAGTGCGAATAAAACAATTGAACATATGTAATTGAATTTAGCCATTCCATTAACCATGCTCGTCTGCTTCATGCTTCTAACTTTAGTTGCATAATGTGTCTCGTAAGAGTTGTTTGCAAAAGAAGGAAGCGTGATACAATCACCCAATTCAACTGCTTTTTTCTTTGCAGTTGATCTAGAAGTAGGCTTCTTCGTCACGTTCTGCTTTGCAGAAGTCGTAACAGTAGTCTTCATAGCCATATTGTTCTTCCTCCTCTTCTTCATCTTCATCAATAAATTGGTTATCTTGAATAACCCTTAAATCATCTATGTCCATCATTTCTCACACCCCACTACTTCTTTAAACTCAGGAAACATCTTTACGAATAGTTTTGTTGGAACCTTTTTAGAATCAATAACCTTTGCTAAATTTGACTTTTTATAATCCTCAGATTCACAAATAAGATTCAGCATCTTGTACGCTGTTTTCTTAGAGAAACCAAGCGCCATAATGTCTTTGTAACCAAGAAGAACTTTCATTCCACAACACATCTCTTTCCAACTTCAAAACCGCATAAATAAACGTGTGTAAGCATTGTCGAAACTTTTTCTAAATCTTCGAAACTACATCCGCTTTTTTGCATAATTTCTAAGATCTTGTTTCCAATTTCTTCAGATTCTTGAATTAAATCAATTGAGTTCATGTTTACCGCCCCTTTCTGTTTTCTACTTAATACGTGATGTATTCTCTATTAATTAGCTTCACCAATCGTTCAGCTTCTTTTTCTAAATATTCGACTATCAAATTTTGCTCATCATCAGAATATTTATCTGTATCCAATTTGTAATAAGCTTCTCCAATTGCATCCTGTAGAATATCTCTTGCAATTTCTTTTGCTTCTGATTTTTTCATTGTGCCAGCCCTTTTAGTACCGACCTAATCGGTATTTAATTATAAAAAAATTTAGCTTAGCAAATCTAAGGAAATTCCATAGTATTTAGCTAATTTTTTTGCATTTCCCCACGACATAATATCTGAGTCTTTTTCGTATTTCTGATACGTTCTTAGAGTTATTTCTAAGTAATCGGCAATTTCTTGTTGAGTTTTCTTCTTATTCACACGCAATGCTTTTAATGTGAATTTTGGAACTGTTTCTGTCATTAACATCTTCCTTTCTCGATACCGTCCATATCGGTATCTCTATTAATTATTATAATCGTATATATACCGTTGTCAACGGTATTATGAACTTTTTTTGTATTTTACACGAATTTTTTTTACGTGTATATATACAATTATGGTCGGTATTATGTTATTCTATTTGTAAAGGAGGAAACTTATTGATGGATATTAACGCAACAGGACAAACGCTTAAATATTTCAGAAAAAAAGCAAATCTTACACAAAAAGATGTAGCTAAATCCATGTCTAAAAGTCAACAATGGGTTTCTGATACTGAGAATGGTGTAAGTACTTTGCTTTGGGGCGACTTAAAGAGAATTTGTAAATTGTATAATACTACTCCATCTGAATTTGAGCGCAAAGAAAATGAATTTATGTAATACCTCTTATGACAGGTAACAATATTTTCAAATTTCTATGTCACGAGAAGCACACTTAAATGTGTGTTTTTTCTTGAATAACGAGTAAAAAGAAGTAAAATATAATTGCAGTTGGAGGATATATGCATCCTTTAAAAAGCCATTGAATGTTGGTAGCGTTCAATGGTTTTTCTTTTTTCAACAAAAGACACATTTAATAGAACAGGATATAGACATCATTAATGTCAAATAGACTTGTACAATTTACCTGTAAGTGAGGTAATGAAACATGTGTACAGAATTTAATTTAAAAATAGATGAATCTACTGAGTTGCTAGATACAA